TCGCTTGTCGTTTGCCTCTACCAGTGTGGGCTTGCCTTGTGGTTTGCTGATAAGGTCTCCGCAAAGGTTGTTGAAGGTCTTTCGGCCTATGTTCTTCTCGAGGTCGGTGATGGAACGCAGCTCTGACGGCTTCATGTAGCTGTCAACGGGATAGCCGGCATCGTAGAGCAGTGTCATCACCTTCTGTGGTTCTCTGATCACTCGGTTGCTCCGGCCTTCTACTACCTTGTAACCGTCGTAGTTGACTCCGCTCATTGCCTGTTGCAGAGCATATTCCTCCACGCTGCAGCACCACGACTTGATGATGCCTAGCCACGGCAGTACTTTGGTGGCCATGTCCTCGGCGGTGATGAGTTTCATGCTCTCATACTCGCGGGCCATGTCGACACAGTTCTCGGCCAGCGCCCTGCAGTTACATTTCACCTTGCAGAAGCGACACCATTTACCCGGTCGCTGGTGGCCATTGCCGCTGAAGGCTTCACGTGCTGCAGGCGCAAGCACATCTTTCGCCCATGCAAGCAGATTGTCTACTGACAGCTCATACTCACTCAGGTTGTCGATGCGTGGCTGCACGATGGTCATCTTCACCCTCTCTATGTTGTACTCGAAGCTGAAGGTCTCGTAGGCACCCAGAGCATATATCATCATCTGTGGGTTCTCTGTGGCCGATACCTTCACCCCCTTGCCGTATTTGAAGTCAATAATCTCCATAAGGCCGTCGGCTATCACCACGGCATCGGCAGTACCGAACGCCTCCGGTATATGTTTGGTGAAGTCCAGTCGTGTCTCGACCAGCAGCTGTGCGTCTCTTGTCTTGGCGCGCGCTGCGTTCCACTTCTCCAACACTATGGTCTTGTAGGTGTCGGTGTGTTCGTCCATCTCTCCGGTGTGGTATGCCCCATTGAGCTGCTCAATCTCTTTGTCCTCCTCCGAGGTGTCCAGCCCCATGAAGCTTTTCAGCTTGCGGGCGCAATAGGCATGAGCGAGCGTTCCCTCGAGAGCATATTCGGTTTCGTTGTCAGGCACCTCGGCCTCCAGCCTTGGCGCGGCGGTACAGTTCAGCCATCGGCCTGCTGCACTCGGACTTAATAAAGCGTGTTTTCCCGGCATGGCTTTCTCAGAATGGTAGTGGCACTTCCAGATTTCCACTCTCTGACACTGTCAGCTCCTCGCACTGTCGGATGAAGTCTTCTCGCTTGTCGGGTGGCAGCGCTGATGGCTTCTCCGCTCCGAGCGTTGAAGCTATGTTCTTGAAGGCTCCTGTCAGCTGTCGGTGATAGCGCTTGTAGGCTTCACCGTCGGTGTTGGTCTTGTAGTCCTCTCCCTCTATTCTCAGGCGTGTCTTGTGCATGGCTTCTCTGATGTCTTCCTCGGTATATTGGCGGTTGTCGTTTCCGCTCTTGTCGTCGGTGCCTGTGTTGGCATTGTCGTCAGTGTTCGCTTCTGCACCCGCCAGCTGTTCCGGCGCGTCCGTGCTTCCGGGCTTGCCCTCGGCTTGCTTGACCTCGGGTGTTGTCTCGTCGGCCTCGGGTGGTATAGGCAGTTGTGCCTCCTTCTGTGTGGCTGCCCTGCGTCTGCGTGCCGAGGCATTGTCGACGGTGTCTTTCGGCTCGGCGCTCACCTCTACACCTTGAGGTGTCTTGTCTTTACTCTGCGCTGCCTGTGCCGGTGTGGCTGCAGCTGTTGTCACCTGGAGCAGCGCCCCAAGTATTGCGGCAAGCTCGGGTGTTACACCCAGCTGTACCTTAACTGTAAATTCGCTTATCATTTTTGAATAATTAAAAGGTTTTGGTCAATAGGTAGTGATGGCGCCGGTGGCGGGGTCTCTTCTGCATCTCATTCCGGAGGCGTTGATGAAGGTCTCGCCATCGTCGCTGAAATATCCCATCAGGTCGTAGCCGCCGAGCGGTGTGTTGTATTTAGCCGTTACCGGCATCTGATACTCCTGCGCCAGCTGGAAGGCCCTTGCCTGTGCTTCTCTCATGGTCATGTATCTCACCTTGTCCATCTGTTCGCCCCAGGCGAAGAAGACGAAGGGGTATTTCTTTTCTTCAGTTGTCATATCGAGGTATAGTTACTTAGTTGGTTAAATGTCAGTCGTACAAATATGCTTTTCGCCAGCAGCTGATAACCTGCTCTCCGGTGATAACCTTTCGGTTGTCAATCTTACGTATCCTTATCTTGGCGTATCCGTTGTTGACGTACCTGTACATCGTCTTGCGGCATACACCAAGTATGCGCGCTGCTTCTGTCACACTGTAAAGCCCTTCCGGGTCAACTGTTGGTTTAACTTTTATCATAAACTTCTAGTAATAGTTATCACGTTAGTAGCGTAGTCGGTTCTTTGTGTGAAGCGACATCTCATCAGGTTCTGCATCTGATAGGTTGTAGCCTTGGCGCTGTCGCAAGCTTTGGCGCTTGGCAGCTTGAAGGTCTTTGTCTCGCCTACGTTCATCATTTTCAGGTCTGCTCTGCCTACTCTCTGTTTCGTAATTTCGCTCATATTGGTTTTCTGTGTGATGTTAGTTAATCTCTCTTGGTGGAATCTGTTAGATGTATTCCACGTTCTCCAGATAGTCGAGTGTCTTGAACATGGCTCCCACAGCGTTAGTCTGCACTCTGCTGCTGTCCGCTGTCTCTGCCATAAGTTCTACCAGTACTGATTTCATGCCCTTTGCAAATTGCTTCATGGCTTCTCCGTCGATAGCGCATCCGCTTAGATCGATAAATTCTTTTTCTTTCATTTTGCTAAAAAATTTTAATTGAACTTTATTACTTACTTATATCTACGGGTGAAAAAGAAAACAGTCTTAAATTTGCTCTTTGGATTACAGGTGTGGCAAATTGTCTGACTGCCCTCTTTTTATTGCCTCGATATAATTACTTACTTATATCTGATGCAAATGTAGGGGATAATTTTCAACTATCAAATAAAATCGAAGAAAATTTTAGCCTTATGGGAAAAATTATCGGAAAAATACAAGAAATCGCCCTAAATCAGGGGATAACTATCGGTGCTATCGAGAAAAGTATAGGTGCCAGTAAGGGCGTATTATCACGTGCCATCAATAGCGGAACAGACATTCAAGCTAAATGGGTGGAAGCGATACTTGAAAATTATCCCGACGTGTCTGCTGAATGGCTGCTGCGTGATGAGGGTCCTATGTTGAAGAGTGAGTTGTCCTCGGTGGTGAACCATCAGAGCAATGTGGATGGCAACACCACGGTGGGCGGCAACAGCGGAATGAGCGAGGAGTTCGTCGCCCACCTCATGGAGGAGAAGGACAAGCAGATAAACCAGCTCCTTCAGATAATACAGAATAAATAAGGATAACATAGATAAATATAGTAGATAATCAATAGGCAAAAAAGCGCCACAAAAACCCTCCGTCTCAGCAAATGAAAATTATACCGCTGTAAAAGGCTGAAAATTAAGGCCTAAAAAGGGGGTTACGTTTGTGTCGAAAATCCTTACAGATTTTCATTGCTTCGATACTTAACTTACTGATTATCTGATATTAATAGTTTTGTTTAATCAGAGAAATAAGCTGAAAGTAAGGCCTAAAAATGCCTAAAAGCCCCTAAAATGGTGTGTAGAGTGTGGTAATTGTGGCGACTTTTGTAGCATTTTTCAGCAAATTTTTCGCAAATGAAAAATCAGGTAATATGGCAAGATCAAAATTACGTCTTGACACCCGCCGAGAGCTGAGAGACGGCAGCTATCCCATTCAGGTAGCGGTGGGTTTTGGTACTAATCTCTACATCAGTACAGGGATTTCTGTGCGCGCTGAAAACTGGGATTCTATATCCGGTCAGATAATAAATCTCAGAGAAGCACGTCAACTTAACAGCGCTATATCTGCGCTCGAACTGCAGATACAGGCGCGTGTCTTGGAACTTCGCTCGAGGGGCATATTGAATAAGCTCACGAAGGCACAACTACGTGAAATGATAAAGAATACCGAGCTGACTAATCCCACTATCGGAATGCCCACTCTGGGCGAATTGTTTGACATGGTAATTGCCTCCCGCAGGACTGAAGGTACTAAAATCACTTACCGATATACCCTGAGTAAGCTGAATGGCTACTGCGGTGACGTCTATAAGGTGAGACTTATTGATGTTGACAAGCTGTGGGCCTCCCACTTTATGCAGTCCCTCCAGGACCTAAGCAGAAACAGTCAGTCCTTGGTGTTCAGCAAACTCAAGTCGGCCATGCAGTATGCCTATGACGAGGAAATAATCAGTAAATTCCCTTTCCGCAATCTAAGGATGAAGATGGAGGAGACTCCCATGCGCGTGCTCACCGTTGAACAGATGAGACTTCTGAGCTCAATGAAGCTGAGCGGGCGAAAGGCTGAGTGCCGTGATGTGTTCATGCTGATGTTCTTCTTGATAGGAATAAACATATCAGACCTGTATAAGCTGAAGAAGGAGAATATTGTGAACGGTCGCCTGGAGTACAGGCGAAATAAGACAGGCAAGCTGTACAGCATAAAGCTGGAGAAGGAAGCCCTCTCGATTCTCGATAAATACAAAGGCCGCAAGAAACTGATAAAACTCTTTGAAGGTATTACTGTAGACTCGGTAATCTCTCACTACAACTATGTGCTGAAGCGTATCGGGCAAATGAAGGTCGGCGCCGATGAGGGCCTGTCATGCCCAAAGCTTAGCACCTATTATGCCCGCTACACGTGGGCCACCCTTGCTGCCATGCTCGATGTTCCTCGTGATACCATAAGTGAGTCACTGGGGCATTCATACGGTTGCCCCGTTACAAATGTGTATATACAGTTCTCCCGAGATAAGGTAGATAAGGCCAACCGTCGTGTCATAGACTACGTGCTGTACGGCAAAAATTGACAATAAAAAGGCGCTTACCCTCTCGGGCGGGCGCCTTCTTGCTCGAAAGATGAAGCATTCATCGCGTTCTTAACTTGTAAACAGATAATGCTATTAATACTAATATAGTTATGATGGCTATGGTTGTGGTAATCTTATTACCGGTATTCTTTTTCACTGTAGTGATGGCAGAGGAGGAAGAATTCTCCTTCTTTATTACCGAACCCTCACTCTGATCATCAGAGCACTCCATCGCTGCACTTGACTCTGACGCCGCGCTGTTCTTGTCGAGCAGTGTGGACCGATTGCTATTAATCGACTTGACACCATCGAGGCGAATGCTGCCGGTGCTGTCCATGACTACCGTGCCTCCGTTATCGGCAAATAAGATAATCGTAGTACTTCCTGATGAGACCACAATTCTTGATGAGTCGGTCTTTGCCAAGCTCGTCGAGGTGGAGGATATTGAATGTGATGCACTGTCCGCCATAATTGATGTATCGGATTGTGCCTTCTCTGTTACTTTGCGCTTCGAGCTGCACGACATCAAAGTGATAATTGACATTGACAGGCATGCCACAAATATCGTAAATCTGAAATCTAGTCCTTTTCCGCCCATCTCTCAGCCTCCCAGTTTCTTCTTATTATGAGTCCCGGCATCACCTTCTTATTGCAATATACCCATCGCCTGAATTGGCGCTGAATATCCGCTGTCGGTGCGCCTTGCCTTATCAACTTCAGGAGAGTTGAATTCATAAAATCCGTGAGTCTGACGTTGAATACGAAGTCGACCAGTGCGTCATATTGACCCTGGGTCAGTGTCAGCCCCAGACTATCTACGATCTTCTCCTTATCTCTGATGTCGTCAGCAAGGAAGCTCTCTGCCTGTTGCCTTGTGATAATTTGCCCCATCTTGACTCCGGAAGTATGCCCGTAACCTATGGTAGGTTTTTTGCCCGCGTCCAGATATGCTTTCAGGTATAACCCTTCACGTTCCTTCAGGAACTCTATCATCTTACTGCTTACTTTCATCTTCTCTCTTCTTTAATTGTTCCGCCACTGCTTTAGCTATATCCGATGCAGATGGGTGCGACACAACACCGGCCACCACCTCTGCTATTTCGGTAACCTGCTTTCGCACCTTATCTCCGCTCTTTTCAAAAATGGATTTGCCCTCAATGAATGTAATAAAGAGAGCTACTAACAATGATACCCACGGAGCCTCTATGATGCTGCCTCCGTAATAGTGGTTAATGAGGAAAATTACACCTATCTGCACCGCGTCGATGAAGAATGCCGCCAATAGAGTGCCAAAATAGCTGCCGATTTTAGCGATGGTTTTGCGATACCCTGCGCTTGTCAGTTTCTCGCCTCTTTCCTTAGCTTTCCTGGTCCCAGATACAAGGTCCATAAATACACACACCAATACTTCGATGTAGATAATAACTAAAATCACACCGATAATAATCAATTCCGAAAATTTCTCCATTTACCTTAACGTTTATGTGTTATCCTACTGCGTTACAACTGTCTACAAATTTAGCAATAATTGGATAATATTTGGCCTTGTGAAGGGATTTAGATAAAATTATACTTTGAATTATCCAGTGCAGGCGACTTATGTGAAAAATGTACACATGATTGTTGCCCGTTTGTTACAGTCTGTTTAACTTTGCAAAGTTTCGATTTACGTAGCAATCATGTCAAAGACACTATCAAATACTAAGCTGTATACAGACTGCAAAATGCTCATGGAATCTGTAGTCGTGACAGCGGAGAATTTTCCTAAAGCATACCGATATACTATAGGCGCAAGAATGCAAACTTTGGCCGTAGACATTATGCAAGGCTTCGCCCGAGCGTACCTAACCAGGGATAAGGAATCTAGTCTGCGCGTGCTCGATGGTATGATAGCTGATACAGAAACACTGAAAACACTTATTGCCCTCTCCGGAGAGAAGCGCTGGATATACGGCAAAAAGAGATACGGACTTCTCCTGGTTCTTGTGTCGGATGTGGCAAAGCAGGCAAGCGCATTAAGGAACGGCATCCAAGAAAGACTCGCAGGCGTAAGAGTTACCTCTGAGCAGGATGCACGGAAAGCGGGAATCATAACGGCTAAGGCTGTTAAGACAAGCATTTCCTTATGATAAATGGGAGCCAAGGTATCATTTATACCAAAGAGCAAGACATTGGCTCATCAACGGAGAACTCGTCCACGAACGCTTGGAATCTGAACTTCAGCAATGGCAACCTCAACAACTGGAACACTAAGGCCAGCAATCAGAACAGGGTTCGCCCGGTGTCCGCACTAATTACAAGGAATTATGGTAGAGATTGAAGATATGGCGGAAGCCTACTACAACTGTCTGAAGCATAAAAGGCAGACTGTAAGCGCAATGGAGTACTCTCTTTCATGGATTGACAATATCGTAGATCTGACGAGGAGAATAAATGACCGCAGCTATTATCCGAAGTCCTCCATCTGCTTTGTTGTCACCCGACCGAGAATAAGAGAAGTCTTTGCCGCGTCCTTTGAGGACAGAATCATTCATCATTATATAGCACTTCGCTTGGAGCCTCTTCTTGAGGCCATATTCAACGACAGGACATTTAATTGCCGCAAGGATAAAGGCCAGCTTGCTGGTGTAGAGTGTCTGAAACAGGATATATACGACGAATCGGAGGGCTACACCAAAGACTGCTATGCCTGCAAGATAGACCTTAAAGGCTTCTTCATGTCAATAGACAAGCAGCTGATGACATTTCTCATCGATGAGTTTATTGTCGGTAATTACCATGGCGAGGATAAGGAAGAATTAAGGTACCTATGTAATGTCGTTACTCTCCATGAACCGCAACTAGATTGCATCAAAAAGTCTCCGGAATGGATGTTCAGAAAGCTGCCCGACCACAAGACGCTCTTCCGTAATGAGAATGGCAAAGGACTCGCCATCGGCAATCTCTTTTCGCAGCTGTTTGCAAACTTCCTTCTCAACCCGGTAGACTGGTATATCGAGCAAGACCTGGGTATCAAGCGCCATGGCAGATACGTCGATGACATCTATATGGTACACAAAGATAAGAATGCCCTTCTCACTGCAATACCACGCATAAGAGAGAAGCTTGCTGAATACGGACTGAAGCTGAATGAATCGAAGACCTATATACAGCACTACTCGAAAGGCATCAGGTTTATTGGAGCGATGGTAAAGCCCGGACGTACCTATGCGCTTAATAAGACCATAGGCAGCATGACGACTCGTGTACTAGCACTGAACCACGCAGAGAATCTGTCGGAGATTGAACTTTGTGTTCAGTCTTTGAACAGCTACCTGGGATTTCTTCGGCAGTATGATGAATATGCCGTGCGGCGGAAGATTCTGTCAATGATAGATAGCAGGTTGTATAAATATATTCACATTAAAGGACATTATGAGAGTATTACTATTAAGAGGAAATATAGACGCAAAAGAATTTAGCACATTCATTCAATCTCTGGAAGAAGCCTTCGAGATAGACATCACCTGCCTTGACGGTGAAAACATAATCCTAGACCTCGAAATGAAAATACCTCGCTAAAGCGCGAGGTATTTAAAAGGGCTTGCCTCCGGCAAGCTAAGTTCAAAGAGCAAAGGTCAAGAGATAAATGCGGACACCGGGCGAACCCTGCCCTGATTGCTGGCCTTAGT